CGCTGAACGGCGGTATCATAAACTTACCCGAAAGATTGCCAGAACAGTTTTTTGCGGTTAGTTCTTCGTTTTCGCCGCCAGCGGTTAGGCTTTTTAATTCATCTTCATCAAACCCCGCCAAACTTAAATCAAAATCAAGCGCCTTTAATGCTTCTAATTCGTTAGCAAGCAAAGCATCATCCCACCCCGCATTAAGCGCCAACTTGTTATCAGCCAAAATATACGCCTTTTTCTGAGTTTCGGTTAGGTGGGAAAGCTCGACGCATGGAACTTCTTTCATTCCAAGTTTTTTTGCACCCATTAAACGCCCATGCCCCGCAATTATGCCGTTATCGCCATCAAGTAATATCGGCGAATTGAAGCCAAATTCTTTTATAGAGGCAGAAATTTGTAAAATTTGAGAATCGCTGTGCGTTCGTGCATTATTTACATACGGGATAAGCAAGTCAACCGATTTATATTCAACTTGTAGTTTTTTTTCTTTCATAATTCCCCATTATAGCGATTTTGAGAATTCTGACATAATCTCTTTTACTTTTTCAAGATCAAGATTGCCGTTTTCGTCGCGTATATTTTTCCACATTTCAGGATTGCGATTAGTTAGCCAAAAACGAATAGCGTTAATATCTGGTATAACTTCTTTGCTTACAATCGTATGCTCAACTCGTTTTTTGCCTGTTTCGTCGATGTATTGCCGCTTTTTAACCTCATCATAAGAGTATCCAGTGCATCTTTTATAAAGCGCATTTTCTACGATAATATCAGCGGGACGCTTTCCTCGCTGTATTGCCTTAGAAAATTCCTCATACTTGTTTTGATAAACGTAAAAAGTATTAACACTAATGCCGAGATTTTTTGCAATATCAGCATCAGATAAGCCGCGCCTAGCGTAGCCCTCAGCTATTTCAGGCCAGCTATCCTCATACTTGCTTTTTGCGCCAGCGTTTGTCTTTCCAGACTTCGGCTTTCCAGCCATAATAACGCCTCCTAACTTAATTTGCGGTAAATATACCACACCTAATAATACCACAAAAGCTATAAAACGCAAAACAACGCCTTATTATCGGCGCTGTATGCGTGTTTGAGTTGCTATTTAATTTTCAAAAATACGCCACTTTATTAAATTTGTGGCAAATCTTGGCTTTTATCCAAAAAAACACTTACTTGCAAATATTCATTACTTTACCGCCTTATTTTTCAGCTCTGTGTAACGTTTTCGAGCATCTTTTGCCGCGTTGTAACTATCCCGAAACTCTTTAAAATCTCTGCGCAACCAAACATGAACCGTTTGCCAATGAACCGGGTCAACGTTCAATTCTTTCGCGGCTCTCAAGATCGCATTATGCTTGCCGCGAACCGTATAACCTTCTGCGACACACGCAATAATCTTACGCAACAACGCCCTTTTTGTCTCAATCGACAACCTGCCTGCGCTTTCCATGCGAGTATTCTTTGATCGTTCACGCGCAAGCCGGTATTGCTCTTTCATCTCAGGAATCTCTTGCAACCAGTTATAAACTGTGATATAGCTTATTGGTTCGCTAATCACACTACAAGCCGAATTTTCTCCAGTAATCGGGTGCCCGGCTTCGATTTTGGCAATAACTTCTTTCAGTAATTCTGTTTTTTGTTCGATAGTTTTCATGGTTCCCCCTAGTATTTATTATATTTTAACACAGGCGGGCTATTTTCTCCAAAATGTTTGAAAGAAATGTGTTGCAAAAAACTAGCAATATGTGTTATTATTGTTAGAATTTCAAACAGAAAGGAATTACGATGAATATTCGAGAATTGAGAAAAAAACAGAAGTTAACACAGATTGATCTTGCAAAACGTGTTGGAGTGTCAATGATGACGATTCAGCTATGGGAGCGGGGCGTCACTAAGCCGAATGAAGAAAACTTCAAGAAGCTAATAAAGGTTTTGGAGGGCGCAGAATGAAAAGAGGATACTTAATAAGTGTCGAAAAAGGAATTGATAATATAATGGTTCCAGAATCTTTTTTTCAAACTTCAAAAAATGAGCCTTATTTTTCATATCCAGAGATTCTAGATTTTATCGCATTGATTAGAAAATATCGCGAATCAAAAGAAGTGGTTTTTACTACCTCGGTAACAAAAGAAGGATAAATAAATGCCAAAACCCAAAAGAGCGATAGCCGATTACTTTCCACATTTTGCCAAAAGCGGCAAAACAATCTTTATTCTTGAGCAACAATTTGGAAATAATGGATATGCTGCATGGTTTAAGCTACTTGAAATGCTAACATTGTCAGAAAATCACTTTATTGATTGCAATAAACCCGATGAGTGGGAGTATTTGTTAGCAAAATGCCGACTCAACGGGAATGATTTAACAGATATACTGAATTTGCTCTCAAAACTTGGCGCGATTGATTCAGATTTATGGAAATTGCAAGTAATTTGGTCTGAAAATTTTGTCAATAATTTGGAAGTTTTATACAACAGAAGGGCTATAAAACCACTTAACAAGACTTCAATAGTCAAATTGTTTACAAATATCCCGTTGAGCGGGAATAATGTTGCAAAAAACCCATTGAGCGGGAATAATGCAAACAATTTACCTCAAAGTATAGAAAAGAAAAGAAGAGTATATGTTGACCCGATGAACGGGCAACCTGACAACACAATAAATAATCAAACTGAATTACCAGATATTGAACCTCCAAAAATAAAACCAACAAACGGCGATGTCTCTGGAATAACACAACCGAATGAATGGGCAGATGCTATTGGCGTTCTACAGTTATCAGCAATCGACATGGGTGTGATTAAAAATCTTATCAAAGCGGGTTGCGTTCCAGAAGATGCTAAAAAAGCCAAGCTTGCAAACTTGGAATACTTCGGCAAAGTAACTGGCGATAACGCACAGCGCTTGATTTTACTTCAAAGAGATATGCGCGTTAACGGAATCGAACCACAACGCCAAAAAACCGACGAAGAAATATGGGGCGAAAATTTACGGAAAGATCTTGAACCATACTTAGGAAAAATACCACTATGCAAGAAATAATAAATCTTGAATGCGCAATAGCAGCCTGTGTGTTATTAGCGGGCGGCCAAAACATATCACAAGTCGAGCTAGATTTTGATGATATAGGTTATGAGCCTGCCAATATCGTGTTAAGCGCCGCCAAAGAACTACATACGATAGATCCAGTGATTTGTTTCGGTTATGCCAAAACAAAAAATAAAGATATTAAATTATCCGATTTAACCGCGCTATTGCAAGGCAGCGCCACTGCTAAGAATCTTTCGCATTACTGCCAAGAATTGAAAAAACTATATTTTGCCAAAAAAACCGAAGGCTTGCGCTTAAAATATTCTCGGCTATTTAAACAGCCAAACGCCGATATAATCGAACTATCACAAATGGCAGCCTATGAAGATCATGTATTAAGGTTGAAATACCTAGAACAAGACACAAGCAAAAGCTTGGTAGATTGTTGCGCCGATTTGATTGCAAGAATCATAAACCGTGAAGCAAATAAAGACTTGGTTACAACCGGATGGAAATTGCTAGACGATTTAAATGGAGGCGGATTTTTGCCTAATGAAATGGTCGTTATTGCAGCAAGACCAAGCATAGGAAAAACCGCAGCGGCATTACAAATGACCTCTAACAATGACAGCAAAGGCGTGATGTTTTCCTTTGAAATGGATAATACGCAAATAGCATCAAGATTGTTAGCGATAGTATCAAAGCACAATACAATGATGGCTGCAAGAAATCCAGCTTTATTATCGGACGATGCTAGAAACATATTTATGGCTGCATCAACAGATTTGCTTGAAAAAGCAGAAAATCTGATTGTATATGATGACCATGACCAAACAATCGAAACTGTCAGGCGCAGAGCAAGAAAAGAGGTCGAAAAGGGTGCAAGATATATCATTGTTGATTATTTGCAGCTTTTGGATGACGAAAAAGAAAAAAATAGAGAACGCGCATTAGCAAAAATTAGCCGAGCATTTAAAAACATGGGCAAAGAGCTGAAAATACCTGTATTTATTCTTGCACAGCTTAATCGAGCATGTGAAATAGACAAAAGACCACCCATACTTTCAGACCTTCGCGAATCTGGAGCTATTGAACAAGATGCCAATACTGTTATTTTTATCTTTGATTCAGGGCAGCTTATAGCCAATGAGGACGGAAGCCCTAGCAAAAAGAAGCGCGTGTTTTTTAAACAGGCAAAGGGTAGAGATACGGGTATCGGCATAAAACAAGCGCTATTTAATGCAGATCATCAGACGTTTTATGAGGAACCTGTTAACTATGAATTGTTATCTAAGTTTGGCAAGTTATAAAATAAAACTTGCAATTCTCAAGAATCTGTATTAAACTAATCATGGAGGTATTAAAATGTGGTTGAAAGTAAATGATTGCGTGATTGATTTATCTAAACTCATAGCAGTTAAACATTCAGGCAAAGAGGTTATGTTTTGTTTTCCTCACACTGATTATATTAAAGCTATAAAAAACAGCCCAGAGGCAGCTCAAGCCCTGTTTGAGCATGTGGCGGCGTTATTGGAGGCGAAACAATGAGCGACACGCTTAAACCCTGCCCGTTCTGCGGGTCTGAAGCCGAGCTGTGCTATAAAAAATGCAGCACGCTAATCGCGGGCTATATTGTTTTTGGTAGCTGCACAGAGTGCCCATGCCGCGCCGATTCAGTGTGGATTTCGTTCGAGCCCAAAGAGGGTGATGCATGCTGGCAAAACGCTGCCGAAATATGGAATAACAGGCCGATAGAGGCCGAGTTTGAGCGCGAAACATACGATATTGCAAAAGACAGCGCCCTGCAGCAGCATACAATCGGAAAGCAAGAAGAAAAGATCGAGCAGCTCGAACGTGAGAACGCCGAGCTGAAAAAGCTGGTTGAGCAGACGACGAATGCACTAAGACTGGTCAGAATCAGCGGCAAGAAGACAATGTCTGCCGTTGCGTGGCAGGCAGTAGAAGCCGCGCTCAAAGCAGCAGAAAGGGGGTTGAAAGCTTAATGAGTAGAGAAGGCTGGGCGTATCTGATGAATTCGCGGAACGAACATTATTTCGTTGGCGGCAGAAGTCTTTGCCGAAAATGGCTCGGGCTCGGTCTCGATTTTGACCGCACTCTCGGGCAGCCAAAATGCAAAGCTTGTCAGAAGGCGCTTGAAAAGCGCGAAGCAAAAAAAGAAACCCCATCAAAAACGACGGGGTGATAGAGAGGATCTTTTGAGAGGATTTGACGAGTATATCGAAGGATTGAAAGACATAATCAAGCAGATGCGCTACGCTTTGCGGATAGCGCTGCCAGAAGCGCGGTCAACGCACTGTGAAAAAACCATTTCAGTCGCCCTGAAATGGGCAGAAAGGGGCGGGGAAGTATGAGCGACACGCCAAAGGTTGATAAATTCATTGAATCTTTCCCGTGGTCGCGACGAGAACCGGGATTGATAGCATTGGCGCAACAGCTAGAACGTGAAAACATCGGCCTGAAAAGCATTTTAAAGGCACTAGAAAACATCGACAATCATAAAATGCAAGGCCATGAATGTTATGCCAAACACGTGCTTTTGAGCTTGCGCGACAGACTGAAAAGAATAGAAAGAGGCAAAAAATGAAACTAATATCAGTGCAGAGCCGGGGCAACCGCATCGCCCGCCAGCTTGAACGCGAGCTTGCAGAGGCGCGTGCTGAGATTGAGCGGCTGGCGTTGCTCGCGCAAAATCAGCAGATTGTGATTGACGCGCAAAGCCGCAGCATACAAGCAAAAGATGCGCTGATCGAGCAGATGCGGGAAGCGCTGGAATATGCGCTGACCGAGGCGAGGTCTACGGAATGCGAGAGATTGATTGAAGCAGCATTATCGGCGGCTGGAAGGGGCGAGTGATGAGCGATAAACTCAAACTAGAAAACGATTTTTTGCGTCAACAAATTGAAAAACTAAAAAAAGCCATTGTTTTTGAATGTTGCTCAGTTTGCGAAGGCCGATTAGCCGATAAGTCTTATGATGATAACTGCATAGACGGTTGTCATCTTTATCAAGCATTTATTGAAACTGAAAAAGATTCGCTTGTAATTCGCGGGCAAGCTTGATAAAACAGTGAAATAGGATGTATTGAATGACAAGATTTGAAAAAACATACAACTGGTTAAAACCGATATTTGAGAATTTAATCAGGATTCAGCAATACGGCGGTTTAGTGTTTGATGAAGATGGCGAAATCCTGAAACAGCTTTCTTTTGATAAAGAAAATATGATTTACGCGCAAGATGGACAGACCCGCATAATTTACTACGGCCTCGGCTGGACTGACGAAGTTATAGAGACAAAAAAATACTGGCGCACAAAACTGAGAAAATGGCAGTTTGTAGCACCAGAACACATTAAGCAGGTGATAATATGACTGAACAAGACCACATAAAAGCCGTTCAAGAATCAGGATTAAATTACGCACAAGGCAGCAATGACGCTGACTTTGCAAGAGAAAGCGGCAGCTTAAAACTACTAGCAGCAATTCACAAGGTTGCGTGCTTAAAAATGCGGGCGTTTATGGAGAAACAAAATGTTGAATGAATCAAAAGGCAACATGTATGAGTTTATTACGCACACATGGAATCCAATAAAAGGCGCTTGTTTGCATGATTGTAAATATTGCTACATGAAGCGATGGGGCAAACAGAAGCCGCCGCGTCTTGTGGAATCTGAATTAAAATGCTCAAAAGGCACTAATAATTTTATTTTTGTCGGTTCAAGCACAGATATATTTGCCGAAAATATACCGGGAGATTGGATTTTATCGGTATTAGAATCATGTCGCAGAGATAACGAAAATAAATACTTATTTCAGACCAAAAACCCCGAAAGATTTTTAAGTATTGTAAAAAATACCGATCTTATGCCGAAAGATTTTGTATTTTGCACAACCATAGAAACAGATATATTTTACCCTGAAATTATGGGTAATAGCCCGATGCCGCACTACAGAGCTGCATTTACCGAGCAAATATCTCGATATTGTAAAATATTCGTAACGATAGAGCCAATATTAAGATTTAATTTGCGCCCATTTGTGACAATGTTAAGGCGCTGCAACGCTGAACAAATCAATATTGGCGCGGATTCTTGCGGGCATAGAATGCCAGAGCCAGAAAAAGACGAGCTTTTGGCGCTTATCGACGAAATAAAAACTTTCTCTGCTATCGAGAAAAAAAGAAACATTGAAAGGTTGTTGAAATGATCTGCTATAAAGACGTAACATTCTGCCCTTTTCTGGATTGCATTGATAAACAATGCGAACGCCGATTAACTGATGAAATTAAAGAAAAAGCGCGTGAATGGTGGGGTAAAGACAACCCGCCTATTAGTGTTTTTGCTGCAAGGCCAGAATGCTTTGAAGAGTAATTACAAGACAATAGATTGCGGTTATATCAAAAAGCGATTTCTGAATGTGCCTGTTAGTATTGATTTTCAGCATACGATAGCGCCCCATCGCCCAAAAGTAACAGAAGATTATCATATTTCAACTTATGAAGATTTATCCCGCGATGGCTATATCTTTCGTTTTGTATTAGGAATACGAAATATGCGCATTGCTATTTTTGTCGATAGAGCTGCAATTTTAATATCCAAAATGAAAACCGATGAATATTTATCTTTGATATTAAATCACCGCATTGCCGACATAATCCGAGAAAACAAAAAAAGGCTCTATGCAGAGTTGATGCAATGGGCTAATCAATTTAATTTCGGAGAAGTAGAATAAAAGGAGTTTTTGAATGAGCAGATGGAAAAATGTAAAATCGACCGTGACAATTAAGCTGGACGCCGATGAGTCTGAATCAATCGGCTTGCCGCCAGTAGCAGGAGAGCTAACAATCACTGCAAAACATTCTGGCTACGATGACCCCGGCAATTATTGGAATCCGCCTGAATCTGATATTGAAATTCACGAACTGTCGGGCGCGTTTTTTGAAGATGATAACGGCAACGAAGTTGATGTGCTTGAACGGCATTATGACGCTATTTGGAATGGTGATAAGGTTTATGAGAAAATCATTGATAAAATCATGGGGTATGTATGAACGACAAACATATAATCAGTATTTTAACCAAAGAATTAGAACTCGAACGGCAACGCAACGCCGATCTGCAAGAGCGCCTAATGATGGCAGATCAAGAAATTAAGCTGCTTAAAATCAAAATGCAGTTAAAATTAAATTGCAAATCAATTCGAGATGTGCTAGAATAAAGAAAATCAAACAAGGAATCAGAAAATGTTCGATATAGAAATTCAGTGTAAAACATGCGGCAAAGTTATGACTGCAAAAGTAGACCGCGAACTAACGCCAGAAGAATTAAAAAGCCTTGATGGTAAGGATTGTGGTATTTGCTATTTACGCAGTTTGCTTGAACGCGATTTACAAAGTTTTGATGTTGCATGATGAGTTCATTCAAATCCTCTCTTCGCCCCGCTTAATCGGCGGGGTATTTTTTGTTGCAAAAAGCACTATAAAAAGTGTATGCTGTATATAGCTCATAAAAGGACGGTGAACATGAAAGCTAAAAAACGAGTAGTTAAAAAACAAAGAGACACGCGCAAAATAACTATATCCGTGCCCGAAGAAACATATTTCAACATTAAGCAGTTTGCAAAGGAAGAAATACGCACGATCAGCCAGCAAACACGATTATTTGTTGAGCTTGGTTTGCAAGTTATGTTACAACAGGATTGCGAACCACAAGACGAAGCGCCGCCCGAAAGAGAATCGGCCATTGGCTTTCATGTTGAGAAGTCTACTGATGACGAAGATTAAGACATTTGCAGAGATAAAGCAGTTTTGTATTGAAAAGCGAATTGCGGGCGTAAGCATCAAAGATGTTACGGCTATTTTAAAAAGCATGGGTATCACTGATTGGCCTTATGAGCGCGTTAAAAACGCTACTCGTTGCACGCGCAACCCTGAAATTGTAGCAACCAGAACACGCCCAAGCAAGCCAAAAGTTGAAGAAAAAGAGGGCGAAACTGAGCGAAAACCAAAAGTAGAACGCACTGAAACCGGCTATCTAATACGATATGGAAAAGATAAACATGTATCGGCAACGGTTGAGCAGATAGAACACGCATTTCAGTTGTTTTGTATCGCCGGATTAACAATGAATGCCGTTGCTTTGCAGGTTGGCTGGACGCGGCCAGAGTTTTTTGCAATCAAAACCGCGTTTTCAATCACACACGATTCAATACCATTCCTGCCGGAAACTATAGATACGCTTTCTGCCGATGAGATCGCCGAAAAAATGCGTATTGCAAAAAAACGCTATGCGCTGCAAAAGTTGCATTCAACGAAATTTGCCGACATTGAGAGCGAAGTAAAGCGCCTGCACAAGGCCGAATTTTGGGCTGATGAGTTCGCGAATAAGATCAATGCAATAGACCCAAAACCCTATACAATTAAGCCGATTAAACAATCTGATACCGAATACATGCTGATTGCAACTGACTTTCACGCAGGGCTTGAAGTATCTAACTTTCTTGGTGAGTATTCAATCGACGTAATGAAAAAACGCTTTATAGATGTTACAGAGCAGATAGTCAGCAAGTTAAAACCTTGCTGCCTAACTATTGCGCTACTTGGTGATGATGTTCATGCCCCGCCGCATGATTCTTGCGGAAAGCAGAGCCTTAACGCGGTAGATAGTATTTTTCACCTTGTCGAGTCGCTTTCTAGTATGTTTTTAACGCTTGTGCAACGTGGATTCAGATTGAGAATTGCACACACGCCCGGCAATCATGATTATATCAACCGTGGCAGCGCAAGAGTGAATGAAGAGAGTTTTGCCCGCTTTACCGCATGGGGCTTGCGGTGCAAGTTTGAGCATTTCGCACAGATCGAGTTTATCGAAACTACTAATCACATGGCGCTGATACCGTTTTTTGATTACAATGTGCTTGCGCTGCATGGACACCAGACAAAGAAGCTATCAAACTTCGACAAGCTCCTGAGAAAGCATAATTTGCTTGAGATTGTAGCAGGGCATTACCATTGTTACCGCGTTGAAAGCATGGATAACGTGCCAGTGTTTTACAATAACGCCTTTTGCAGTGGTGATGAATATGCCGCTAATCTTGGTCTTGGCTCTGAGCCAGGTTGCAGGTTGGTGTCATACGACAAGAAAGGCCGCGTATCGGATACTTTACTAAGATTTTCTATGTAAGCACCATAATACCTCACTTTTTGCCCGGTCGAAATGGCCGGGTATTTTTTTTAATCTTTTTGCTTGCAATCTTAAAACTAACATGCTATTATAAGCACGGCATTAAAAGGCTCAAAATAAACTCGGAGGTATCTATGGTTTTTGAAATCGACGCAGGAGAACTAAAAAACGCGGTTGCGATTGCCAGCAAAGCCATTGCAACTAAAACAGCAACGCCGATGCTGTATAACGTGCTGATTGAGGCTGAGAATGACAAGATTAAAATTGTCGGCACCGATCTTGAGGTAATGCAGATTGTCGAAGTATCGGCAGATGTGCAAAAGTGTGGTAAAATTACCACGCCAGCAAAATTACTGCTTGAACTTATTTCAGGCTTGCCAACTGATTTATTGTTTCCGGTTCGCCTTGAACTGATTAACGATGAGTTGCAGATAACAGCCGGAAAAAGCTCTTTCGCAATCCGAACGCTCAGCGCCGATGATTATCCGCCAGTGCCTAATGTTGATGGCCTTGTAGAAATCAAAGGCAACGAACTTGCACATGCAATCAGACGTGGCGGTATTGCGGCAAGCACAGAGGAAGCAAACCCGATACAGAAAAGCGTGCTGGTTGATTTTTCTGACACGCCCATTGTCGTATCAACTGACAGTAAGCGCCTTGCGGCAAACAAAATCACAATCGACGCGCCAGAGGGCATGAAAGAGCCTTTTATCGTGCCGATACATGCCGTTAAAGAGATTATTGCCATACTGACGGGCGCAGACGTTGTAAAAATCGGCAAATTCAGAGAACAGCTTGTATTTAAGCGTGATGGCGTTACGTTTATTACGCGGCTCGTAGACGGAAGATTCCCGAATTGGCAGAAGGTCGTGCCGAAAGAACACACGATTGAGGCTGTTTTTTATCGAAAAGAGCTTGCACAGGCTATCAAAAGCCTGGTGCCTATTGCGCGAAATAATTCAAATCTTATCAACCTTGATTTTGCGAATAATTCAATTAAACTTTGGTCGAAAAGCGCTGAAAATGGCAAAGCAGAGTCAGTTATTGATTGCAAGCTCACTGGTGAGCCAATCAATATTGCTTTTAATGCTGCATTTATCACTGGGTTTCTCGGAGCGGTAAACTGCGACGAATGCCGCGTGCAGATGACAACGCCGAATTACCCGGCGCTGTTTGAGTCGGTGGATGACGAGCCGTTGCAATTTATCGCAATGCCAATGGCTTATTGAGATTTGCCCTGAGCATGGCTTAAACTGCTCAGAAAGGAAAGCAATGAAAGAGAAAAGAAATTTATCTGGCATTTATTTCAGAATTAAACGAGAAAACGGCTTTGATAATGTATGCTTTGAAGATTTAACAAGCCAAGAGCAAAACGAAATAATGTTAAAGAATAACAAAGAATGGTTAATGTCGTTAGCCCAACAATTAGCCAATACGCTTAACGAAATTGGCAACCATTTTCATATCTCCAAAAAATAACTTGCAATTCGTAAAAGATAGTGTTAAAATCAGGCAACTTGAGAAAAGAGGTAATTAATGAGCGTTCAACAAAGAGTTTTGCAGCTAAAAGAAGATAATCAGGATTATGAGTTTTACCCAACCACCAACGAAATCTTAGCAGCTCTCGAAAAAGACCTGCTGAAAATCGGCTTTGCAGACGGTGCTGGGCGATATTGGCGTAATGATACGACCGGATTTAAAGTTGACACTAATTACAATAATCAGCAAGCAATTCACACGCTGAGCGTCGAGAGCTTCTTAGATGTTGGTAGCGGCGACGGCAGGGTCATTGACTACCTTTACGGCCACGGCAGCCAGAAAATTAACATCAAAAACAAGCTAGGCATTGAACTTGCCCGCGCACAGGCAGATGACTTAATCAGACGCGGTATCGGTATTATCGGGCGTGATTATTTTGAAACCGTTCTTATAGACAAGCAATACACCGTTGTTTTTTCAAACCCGCCGTATTCTATTTTTACCGAATGGTGTATAAAACTGCTAAAAGAGGTAAACGCAGCGGTTATTTACCTTGTTTTGCCTGAAAGATGGAAAGATGACGGCGCCCTGAAACAGCTTGCAGAAAGCAAGGGTGATGTTGAAATTATCGGCAGCTTTGACTTTCTACACGCAGACAGACCCGCCCGCGCCAAGGTTGATTTAATCAGAATCCACCGCAAAAACAGAGAGAAAAAAGATAGTTTTGAAACGTGGATTGAAGAAAATATAGGCCGCTTTGAAATTGCAGAAGAAGTGCCGGAAGTGGCTGAAGAAGCCGAAGAAAAGCGCGACAACGTAGAAGAGCGCAGCGCCGATAAAATCAGGGTGCTTGTAGAAAACTACCGCGCCGATATGCAACACATGATGACCACTTTTAAGGCGCTTGGCGAGATTGATTTTAAACTGCTTGCACAGCTCAAGCTTGACAAAAAGGGCATTATTGAAGTTGTCAGAAGCGACATTAAAAACTTAAAAAATCGTTATTGGCAAGCCGCTTTTGATTTGCTCAAGCCGATTAACAGCAGACTAACTCACAAGACGCGCGAAAAGATGCTGACAAACATTAAATGGTTTGCAGACCTTGATTTTTCAGAAGCAAATCTTTATTCAATCATGGTTTGGGTGATTGAAAATGCCAACAACTACATGAAAGAGCAGCTTTTGCAGATTTACGATGATTTAACTAATTTTGAGGGCGTGAGAGCCTATAAAAGCAATGACAAGTGGATTAACGATAATTGGCGATATGGCAAAACAGGTTTACCGGAAAAATACCAACTCGACAAAAGAATCGTTGTTAATGCAGGTTACAAACTCAGCAAATACGAATGGGAACGCACAAATAACGCCATTGCAGATTTGGCGGTGGTTGCTGATACTCTTGGCTTTAAAAACAAAGGTATTCAGGACTTAGATAAAGACGGTAAAGCAAAATACTGCTACGCCGAAGATGATACCGTTGTTTTTGAGTATAAATGCTTTCAGAACAACAACGTGCATTTTAAGCTGAAAAAAGAGCTACAGCAGGCTTTGAACATTGAGGCGGGCAAGCTGCATGGCTGGCTAAAAAATCCGGCTGACATTGTTAGTGAATTTGAAGTGTCTCAAGAGCAGGCTGAAAGATGGTTTGCAGGCGGTAGTTTGCAATTACTTGGCAAGAATAGCCCGCTTTTAATTGGATTCACAGGAGAAAACAAATGAAAAAAACAAACATGACCAAACTCACAAGCGCAATCGAAGAGGCCGGGCGCTTTATCGAACGCGCAAAAGCCGCAAGAGAAGAAATAACCGAGCAACAAAAACAAATTCAGCGTTCTGGCCCCGGTTATCACAGAACCGACGAACCAACCCCATCGCGCAAATTCGCATCCGTAAAACGCGCAAGCCTTGATTTGTCAGCGGCTTTGGTGGAGCTGAGAAAATGATTAGCTTTTTAAACGCAGAAGGCTCAACGACTTATTCATACGCTATAAATGTATGGAGTGCCGATAATTATGCTACGTGGCCGGAAAACGATAACTTTGACCGCGCATGGTTTGAAGAACTTGACCGCCGAATGGCACAAGGAATCGGGACGGCAAAGCAGAAACACTCAAGGCCGCCGAAACAAGCGATGATTGCAAAGAAAAGACCAATAAAATACAGCCGGGAGCCGCGATTGTCGGCAAACTGGCTGAGGAGACAGGAGAAATGCTAACAACATGCCACAGTTGCGGGAACCGCGAACAATGCCGGAAACGCGCCACGCAGAATCAGGTTAAAAACTACTGCAAGGGTAAGGAATTAGATACGCTTTTTAAAAAGTGTGGTAATTATACCTCAAGATTTGCAAAAAAACAAAAGAAGGATTTTGAAGTATGGTTATAAGAGGTTTATCCGGCTTTGGTGATGCAATTTATCTTGAGCCATTAGCGCGGAAATGTTCTGAACAAAACAACGTAACCGTGCTGACCAATTATCCAGATGTTTTCGCCCATTTACCCGTAAAAATAAGCAAGTTCACTAAGTCATGCAATGTAGATCGTGATTTTTCATATATCGACGGTAAAAGCAATCCTGATTCTACGCAATTAACCGACATGGGCTATGCTAACGCTGAAGATTTTACGATTGAACATGCGCCGATTGCTATTTTGGCCGCTGGATATGACGGCATGGGTAGCCGTAGCGAAATGACGCCAAATAAAAAAGTTTTGCAGGGAATTATCAATGAATTATGCGAGAGAGGGTATAAAGTCTTGCATATCGCAAATAATTCAAAGGAAAAATACAGTCATGTCACTGAAATAATTAGCCAAAATTATTTTGAAACGGTTGCTTTGTTCAAGGGCGCTGATTTGATCGTATGTCAGCAAGGTTGGGGCACTGCTCTCGCCGAAGGATTAAATAAATTGTGTTTAATCGTGTTTGCTGATACAATAAGAAAATCAGCTTTGCCGTTTATTCGACAAATCACGCCTCAAAAAGTGTGCTGCAAGAAAACAACGCGCTTTGTCTGGGATTCTGAGTATCAGGGGTTAGATAATGCTTTTGCAAGAAAAGTCGATTGAAAGGTTTTTTTTCGACCGCTCTGTGATTATCTTGGGTTCAGCGCCTTCAGTCACGCAATTAAGCACACATGCGCTTGAAAGATATGATGTGATTGTCAGAGTAAACAACTACGAGTTTTTTAACGATTGCAGGCGCGTAGATGTGTATTATTCGTTCTTCGGTCGCTCAATTCGTGGCGTCGAAGAAAAAATCAGGCGCGATAAGCCAAAGTTTTTATTTTTCAAGTATCCTTTTGATTTTGCTTTTAATCGACATACCAACGGCAAAGAAGTTGCCGGGAAAAGCGGCGATTTTCGATACGTTCAGCGATTGCGCAAAGATATTTTACTGACAACCAAGCACTTTGCACAAACACCCGCAAACTTTATCAGTAGTTTTTGCGCCATTGGAAGTATGCCAACAACCGGAGTAGCGGCCATTCTTGATATTATCCGGTATCAGCCGAAAGAACTTGCAATCGCCGGTTTTGATTTTTTCAAGAGCAAAACACACAACATAAACGAAGTTTGGAACCCGAAAGACGGCAAGGGTCACGATTTTGAAACTGAGGAAATAGTGGTTTCCGACTTGATTGCCAATAATCTTTTAAAAAACCTAACAGGAGACAATAAATGCGAGAATCTTTAAAAAAAGCACTAGAAATTTTTGGAAATAAGCCCGTTGTTGCCGTTGAGCTTGGTGTAGCTGCCGGAGAGAACGCGCAGAAGATATACGACAATCTGAACATTAAAAAATTGTCGCTGATTGATAACTGGAACCCGGCGTATAACGAAGATTGCGCCCTGTGGATGCACCAGACACAATACCGTTTTGCAGGTAAAGATCATGTAAAAGTTATTCGTCATGAGGCTATCACCGCGTCTAAGTTGTTTGAAGACTATTCGATAGACTACCTGTATATAGACGATAATCACGCGCCGAAGCACGTTTATAAAGAACTTACCGCGTGGTATGACAAGGTGAAAATGGGCGGCATTATCGCCGGTCACGATTGGGCTGATAACGGCAGGGCAAGCGCGGCGGTTATTCAATTCTGTAATGAGCGCGGGATTCTGTATTATCACGCACAAAACGAAGGCGAAAAGGTAGCAGATTGGTGGTTTTTCAAATGAACGAAACAAGCAAATTAGTTGGAAAGCGAAAGGCGCTTGGAATCTATGACAAATACTTTGTTGGCAGTGGTCTTGAGATTGGCGGGTGGAATGACCCGCTAATCATCAACGGCAAGCCGATTAAACAGCACACTTTGCCAGATGGCAGCACGCACAAACTGCCGTTTGCTGATAACTCGTTCGATTTTCTCTATGCTTCTCATGTGCTAGAACACTTCTCTAATCCTGAAATAGTTCTGAGAGAGTGGCTGAGGGTGGCAAAGAACTATGTGTATTTTGCCGTGCCAGACTTTGAGTTATACGAAAAAGGTATCTGGCCGTCGAAGTTTAATAAGAATCATCATTCGCGATTCACAGAGAAATCAATGGAGATTTTGTTGAGATGGTTAAGCGATGTTTGCACCGTTGAATTTTGCAGGCTGGAAGATAATGGCTATAATTACAATGCAGACCCCACTATAGATCAGACTAGAACCGGCGCAAGCGCACAAATTGAAGTTTGCTTAAAAAAGTGCTAATGTTTTCGCGTAAAAATGCAGATAGATATATCACAAAGATAAAAACGGAGGCAAACAATGAAAGACTATTTGTTAATGATGGCGGCGATACTGGTAACGATTGCACTAATGGGTGCGACTACAGAATACCGCAACGCGGCGCAGGAAATGGCATCTGTAGAGCGCATTGAGTTAATAACCAATGCAATTACCAATGACGCAGTAAACGAAGCGCTACAGGGCTTGAACGATGAACAATTAACGGAGGTGATGGGGCTATGAAATACACAAAAGAAGCAATCAATAAACTTACGGCTGAATGGTTGAATGGTGAAAGCAATAAGGCAAAGCGGGCATGGAAGCGGCTTTTGAAAGATGTAAAAAATAAATAAAAAAATGCTTGCAATTTTATTTTGAATGGTTTATATTTAATCTTGTGAGCGAAATTAAAAAAAGAGGTGTGAATATGAAACAGATTGAAACTCTCAAAAAGATGATTGAAACCCTTGCCCGGTTCG